TGGAACCACATAGAATTAGTACCAAGTTGCTTTAACAGGTTTTTTGTCAGGTCTCATTCTTTTTGTACCTCTGACATCAACTGTTTGTGACGTATTTGGGTCAGTCATCTCAACAGGTATGCCACCTTGTTGGTAACCGTCTTTGCCAACACCTAATTCTTTTTCAATTTTAGGTTCTTTAACAAATCCTTGACCTCTTAAATAATCTTTAGTCATATTTTATCTCCTTATTTTTGATTATAACTATTTTTTCTTAAAGTTTCTACCAAAATCATGAATTTTACTAGCATCAGACATTTGTTGCTTTGCTAACGATACTCCTGCTCGTAATCCAGCTAATTCTTCGTTTTGTTTTAGCTTTGCTTCTTGATTTTCTTGGTTCATCATCGCTCTCATCTTATCAAGATTCAATCTTTCTTGACCTTCGTCCTCTTTTCTAGCGTTTTCTTCTGCTCTTAAGTCTAATTCTCTTGATTTTAACTTAACTAGAGGGTCATTACCGAACTCACCAGTAATTTTTTCTTCTTCTTTTGCATAATCTAACTGCATTTCTGCAATTAATTGTGCTTTTCTTGATTCAATTGCGTTTGTAATCTCTTGAACACGTCTTTGTTGCTGCATAACTTGTGGATTTGCCATCATTCCAGCTGCCATTGCAGGATTCATCGCGCCCATTTGTTGTAGTTGCGCTGTGATTTGTTGAACTTCTTGTAATTCTTGTACAAATTCTAACTGAACTTGTTCTTGAGCCATTAAACTGATGTGTTCTAAAATATTTTTTTGTAATGCAGCCATGATTGGTGGATTATTTTGCACCATATTTAATCTCATGAAATTTAAATGCGCATCAATGTGAGCTTTGTGGTCTTGACCTGGAAAAGCTTGAATAGGTTTTAAACTCATTGCCATGATGTGTTCTAATGCAGGGTCCATTGGCATTGGTTTTTGTGGTGGAGGTAAAATAGCATTTACATTTTTTACGCCCAGCGCATCATACATAGATCTATATGCTTGATATAAATTATGTATACGAGGATTAGATTGCGCCAGTTGTAATTGAGATTGAGCTAAAGATATTCTTTGAGTCTGTGAGAAGATGTTTGGATCTGCTACAGGTAAAATATCAACTCTTTCATCAAAATCTGCAACTTTAATTTGTCTTGAAGCACCAGGTACATCATATGGATATGTTGGTGGTAAGTAAGTTTTGAAAACGTTTGATAATAATTTAAATTCTTCTTTAAGGCCAACGTATAATCTTTTGTGAATCGCTGACATTACACGTGAACCTCTTTCAAGTAATGCAACTGTTGTACCTACGGCAGCTTGTTGATTCATATCACCAACTTGCATATCAGCAATTGCTGCAAATCTTTGACCTGCATTTACAACAATACCCATTAACTGAAGTAAAGTTGCATCAGGACCTTTAAAAGGTAAAGGCATAAACTGATCTCTGATATTTCCACCAGGTGCATCTACATCTCTGAACTCACCAGGTTGTAAAGGTTGTGCATCATCTCTAACTCTAATACCTCTAGATTTAAATCCAGCCGGTAAATTAGATAAAGTTCCTGCATCAAGTAATTGTCTTAATGCAGCTGTTGCTGTTCTTGTTAATCCACCGATCATGTGAATTAAACCAAAGCCATAAAAACCTGTACCAGGTAAAAATTTAAATTGTACAAAGTAATTTATTTTTTTCTTTAGTGGATCAGTTGGTTGATAGTTTCTTCTGATTGATAAAATTTTATTATTAGATTGTGCAATCGTTACAATGTATGGAAGTTTAATTCCAGTTGGTTCTCCGTCTTCACCTACATCTTCATAACCATCTAAATCTAAATCAGTATGTACTTCTAAAAGTGTGTATTGATCTTCTTGACCATCTTTTGAAATACCTTCTAATTCTAATTTTTTATCTTGTAATTCATTTTCAGTTACTGGTGGTTTACCTAAATCTATATCTCTGTAAAAACCAGATACTTGTTGTTTTCTTAAATCGTTTTCAGAAATTTTTACAACGTGAACAATTGCTTCTGCATCTTCTAAACTGTTTGCAGAATATGGAACAATTAAATCATCTGCAGGAACAAATTTAGAAACGGCTCTACCTAAAAGATCGTCGTAATAAACTTTCTTAAATGTAGAGCCGGACAGGGGAAGATAAAATAACATTTGATCAAACTCTGGTTCATACTCTTTCATCTGATCCATAATTTGATAGTTCATAAAATCTTTAACACGTTTAGCTTGTTCTTCTTTAGCAACTGTTACGTCACCTAAAATCTGTGTTCTAACTGGACCATCACTTGGTAATAATTCTTTATAAGCTTGTGCTTGAAATTGTGTAACTGCTTCTGCAAGAACAGGGTGGTTAACACCTGATGCACCTCTGAAAGGTTCTGTTCTTCTTTCGTATTTGAAACCTAATAATTCTAAACCTTCTCTGTAAGACTGTTCCCAATCTCCTCTTGATTCTTTGTATTCATTGTATTGATCAGAAAGTTTTGTACCAAGGTCATCTAAAATATTATCACCTAAAAATTCTGCTAGGTTTTCAAAATGATCTTGCCCACCTTCTGGTGAAGCAACAGCTGGGTCAAAAGAAACTTCAGCACCACCTTCTTCGGTCATTTCGATTTCTACAGGACCGCCTTCAGTTTGTACTTCTTCAACTTTTTCTTTTACTGCTTCTTCAATTTCTGCTTCGCCTGGAAGCTCCACAGTTGTTTTTTGATTGGGCAAAGATTTATCTATTGTAGCCATTTCCTATCCTACCTTGATTTAAATAACGATTCAACACCTTCTACCTCAATATCAGGGATTTGCATAATAGTCAATTCCATGATGCCTCCATCTTTCTTTTTATCTCGTTTTAAAAACTCTTCTAAATTAGAAACAGGACTACGCAAATCGTCAGCGTCTGGTCCTAAATCAGTATAAAGTTCTTCAGATTCTCTTAATTCTTTTACAGGCATACCTCTTGTTTCAGGTCCCATATCTACATCAATTTCTGCAAAAGCTCTTGTATCTTGATCTGTCATAAACTCTACATTAGAGCTTCCTGAACCTCTATCAAATTCAACTTTAATATCTGGTCTGTCTGGGTGAACATAAGTTTCTATTCTATTTCCTTCAGATATTTTTTTACCTTCACGCATAACTTTTCCAATTACCGCTTCGTAAAACTCAATACCTTTATCAGCCACAGCTGCAATACCTTCTTTGACAGGTTCTTTGTTTAAGAATTTTAATTTACTCATCAAAGGCATTGATGCCAAAAGTCCCAGTGCTTTTAAAAAATCTCGTCTATCCATTATGGTGCCATCATCATTTGTTCTTCTGCTTGTGCCAGATAAGCTTCTCTCTCGTCATCTGACATACCTGCTAGTTTTTCTTTTTCTGCTTGTAGAGCATTGTAACCCATTTTTCCTAAACCTAAAGCAGTAATTCCAAGTCCTGCTGGAGTTAACATTGCACCCACTCTACCTAAACTTAATGCTCTACCTAAAGCTCCTGTAATTCCTTTTGCTCCGACTCTTTTCGCTGCTTCTGGATATAATAATTCTACACCCACCATAGGATCTACAGTTGCATCAACTATATTTTTTCCTTCGTCTAAATTCTCCTTTATTGTGGCGCCAGCAAAACCTGTCGCTGCCAATGGAGATGCAAGGGTACTTAACAAACCTTTTAATAATTTACCTGTACCTTGTCTTACCGTTTTACTTAATAAAGGTGTTGACGCTACAGCTGCAACTGGTATTGGATTTTCTGAAGCCCATTCGAGGATAGTGGATTGCGGAACTTTGTCATCGGTTTTAGTATTTACCACAGCTCCTATTTCAGGATTGTATTTTATTTCTGGTTCTGCTGCTTCTGCTTCTCCACCTAAAAGTTTAGAACCTAAATACGCACCAGCTGCTATTTGAAATACTCTTGGTCCTTTTATAGAAAAAACTTTTCTTAAAAAACTAGTTGGAGATGTATCAAGTTGTTCTTTAACTTCATACATTGTCTTAACATCTTTAGGAACTTTAAAAGAATAATCAAACTCTTTATAATTTGCATCAAGTAACGAAGAAACATTTTTTGGTAATTCAGAATACCTAGATACAGATTTTGAAGGTTCATCAAAAGACAATTCAAAAGCTCTAACAGGAAGATTTCCTTTGTAACCAGCGTTAGCTTCTTTAGCAAACTTTCTAGCAATTTTATTGTATTTATCTTTTATAATTTTTCTTTTTTCATCATAGTTAGGATCAAAAGGACTTAACTCTTGTAATTTTTTTTCAGCATTAAATACAGCGGAATCTACTTTTCTTTTAGTTGATAAATTTATGTCATCATCAATGCCTTGAACAAAAATACTATAACCTGGATTTTTTACTTTTGCTCCGGTGGCCACATTTCTAATTTCATCAATTGCTATATTTTTAGGCATCACCTTACTAATATCCTGTCTAGTTCTAGACATAAAAGATGGTTTTTCATTTAAAGATTTTGAAATATATGTTTCATAAAGGTCTCTTTTAAATCCAGAACCTAAATCATTAAAAGGAGAATTTTCAACAATACTATTTATTCTTGCAACACCTTTCATAAGGTTTGCATCTTTAGATTGAAAATTTACCAAATCACTATTTCCTAAATATCCTTTAGCTACTTCTTGTATTCTTCGGGCCGCAATGGAAGGAGTAACTTTTAATTTTTTTGCTAAATAAGTAGAAACTTGACGAATTTTATTTTTTCCAAAGTCATCACCTCTTAAAAAATTTTTTACAACAGGATCTTGATTAGTAAAATTTAATTCGTTAATCATTTTGCCTTTTAAAATTTTACGTGCTTTGACAGATCCTAGTTGAGCTCCAGCTGGTTTTAAAGTTTGATCAAGATTAATAATAGTGTCAATATCTTTTGACTTTACAAATTGTTTAATATCTACCGCATCAAAAATTTTTT